AACTGTTCTTAATGTTGCTAATAATATATTTGTTACACATCCAAGAATAAATACATTTTTAGTCGGAAACCAAACAAGTGGTGCTGGCGGATCCTTTGATCATAGATTAACTTTTAATCCATTTTCAAGTTCTTTGTTGGGTGTTGGTGCTACAGTTCATGATACAACATATGGATTATCTGTAACTAATGTGATAGATAATGATTCTGAAGATGGTGATATCACAACGTATTCTGATGCTATTAATAGCACGGTTGATTCTTATGTACAACAATATATTTCAGATCATAATGTTTTAAAATCAACTATGCAAAGCATAATTCCTGTCATTCGTAAGGGTGCAACAGCAATAAGCTATCATGTATCAGATAGTTTGCATCAAATTATACAACCAAAATTGACAGGCAATCCATTCATGGATGATTTACATAATATTCTAAAAATATATGAAGGTGTGTATACAGAACAAGTTTATCCAGATGAAACAGTTGAAGGTGTAAGTTTAAAAGATAATGATGTTAGAAAGTTTATTATTCCTACACAATATTCTGAAAAAGTTATAGGCACAAGAGGTGTAGAATTATTACAACAAGCAAAAAATAATTTAGAAACTATGAATAACAATTTATTAGAAGCAAGTAAAAATGTAACTATTGATCCAAAAGATCCATACTATACATCTTCGTCACCGATTGTTCAAAATTTTAATGCATTACAGGCTCTTATAAATGCCTAGTGTTGCAAGATTAGGAGATCCAACTGCAGTGGCAACATGCCCACCTGATCATGAAGGGGCAGATGGTATTCAAGTATGGGTAGGTAATGCTATTATTTCTTCAGGTAGTGGTAATGTCTTTGTGAATGGCATATCTACTGCCAGACTTGGTGATTCAATTGATCTTGGTGATCCGAAACATCCAAAGGGTGTGATTGTTGCTGGTAGCGGAAATGTTTTTGTAAACGGAATATCTGTTTCCAGAATAGGTGACACAACAATAAATGGAGCAGGATGGGTTGCTCCAATTTCTTCTGGTAGTGGTAATGTTTTTGCAAACGGATAATATGTGAATAAATAGTTGTTCATAGAAAGAGGTTTTTATTTATGGACAACTATACTTATTTTATGGGTCGGGATGGATTTGTCTGGTGGGTTGGGGTCGTTGAAGATCGTGATGATCCAGATTTGATTGGGCGTGTTCGTGTTCGGTGTTTGGGTTATCATACACACAACCTAGAAGATATTGCTACTGACGATCTTCCATGGGCGCAAGTAGTTCTCCCTCCAACTGCACCATATGGTGCAGTCCATAATTTGACTCCTGGAATGTGGGTGATGGGTTTCTGGCGAGATCCTCAATCTATGCAAGAACCTGTTGTTATAGGTGTTCTTCCAGGATATCCCTCCAAAGGTGCTGATCCTTCTAGAGGATTTTCAGATCCTTACTCTCCTAGTGCTTCTGATTCTCAAAATGCAAAATATAAAATTGAACCAGATTATGGTCCATACCCAACAAGAGTTGAAGAACAAGATACATCACGTTTAGCAAGAGGCAAAACGGAACCTCATTCAGAAATTGCAGAACGAGATGGTTTAGCAACATCTGGTGTTCCAACAGCATTGGGATTGCCTTTAATAAAGACAGGAGAATCACCTGCCAGTAAAAATTTCTCTAACAAGTATTTTGATGCAGTAAATGAATTAGGGAGCACTTCTTGGAATGAACCGAAAACAACTGATCTATCTTTAAAGGGACAAGATAAAGAAAACAAATATTACACTGAAAATGTAGAAATAAAAAAATCAGTAACAGGAAAGAATTCTGAAACATTAGAAGATAGAACTCCTGATATAAAAAGAAGACAAACTGAATATCCATACAATCGTGTTTACGAATCGGAATCTGGGCACATTATTGAAATAGATGATACGCCATATGCTGAAAGATTATATCATAAACATAGAACAGGAACATTTACAGAATGGGATGCGGATGGAAATGCAGTAACAAGAGTAATAGGAAATAATTATACAATTATTGCTGGTGCTAATTTTGTAAATGTTAAGGGAGATGTGAATCTTACTATTGATTCAAATTGTAAAACATACATCAAAGGTGATTGGGATATTCAGATTGATGGAAATAAAACAGAGACAGTAAAAGGAAATGTTACAGAAACATATGCTGATGATGGCAGTGATTATCAACACTTAACTTTAGTAAAAGGGAAGAGAATAGAAACAGTTAATGAAGAGGTTAGCGAAAATTATAAAAAGACTAAATCTGAAGAGGTAGGTGGCGACGTCACAGAAAAATATAAAGCAAATCAAAATACGAAAGTAGGAACCACTAGAAAATTAGAAGCAAGTTCTCAAATTGATATGGATGCTGGAACTATCAACCTCAATTAATTGGAGACTTAATGCCTAAAGTAAAAGTAAGAAAAGGAAAACAAACATTTAATATTATATTTCAAGATCTTGATAATCATACAAGATATGCTGGGCTGTTACCAGCATACAATATTAAGAATGCAGAATTTATGGCAGATTGTTTGAATGGTTTAGTGATTGGAGAAATGGATTTAGATGGCACAGAATTATATTACAAAGAACAAATAGAAAAACTAAATCATTATACTTATCATGATACATGGTTAACATAGTAATAAATATTAAAAAGGTTTTTAAAAAATGCCAACCGCAACTGTTGAAGAAATTGCATTTTATGATGCAACAGTAACAAATGAGTCTGATAGAAGCGCACAAATATTTAAAGATTTGAATTTAAATTTTGTTGTTCATCCTTTGAGAAAAGATATTTCTGTATTAAAAGATATAGAAGCAATTAAAAGAAGCGTAAGAAATTTAATTTATTTAAATGTTGAGGGTAAGTTTGAAAAACCATTCCATCCAGAAATAGGAACTGGCATTCGTGATTCATTATTTGAGATAAATGATCCGTTGGCAAGATCAGTATTAATCGATAAAATTAGAAATACAATTGATAATTATGAACCAAGAGTTGATTTGGTAAATGTAGAAGTTGACACAGATTATTCAGAAAATGAACTTAGAATAAATTTGGAATTTTATATAAACAATGTTCCTACAGATTTAATAGAGTTTGAAACTATCTTAAAAAGAGTACGATAAAATGGCAGAGAATCCACAAAGACTTCGTGTTACAGAATTAGACTTTGATGATATAAAAGATAATTTAAAAAGTTTTTTACAAAATCAAGATACCTTTTCTGATTATAATTTTGAGGGGTCTGGTTTAAATATTTTGTTAGACACTCTTGCGTATAATACTCATTACTTGGCATACAATTTAAGTATGGCATTAAATGAATCATTCTTGGATAGTGCTTTGTTAAGATCATCAGTTGTGTCACAAGCAAAAACATTAGGTTATATTCCAAGATCAATTAGAGCATCAAATGCGATTGTTAATATAAGAATAAATGATCCGACTTTACTTCAAGCAACTTTAAGTAAAGGATCTACATTTAAAACAAATGTAGATGGAACATCATATTATTTTGTTTCAGTTTCAGATTTCTCAACAACAAGAGAAAATAACATTTTAGAATTTATTAATGTTCCAATTTATGAAGGTACATATGTTACTACTGAATACACCGTAAATAATGCTAATATAACACAAAGATATATTTTGCCTGCAAATACTGATACCACAACATTGAGTGTTGCAATTCAGAATTCATCATCTGATACAGAGCAAAGAAGTTATAGTTTTGCAGAAGATATTTCTGAATTGACTAATTTAAGCGAAAAATATTTCTTGCAAGAAATTGAAAATGGACAATTTGAAATATATTTTGGTGATGGTGTTTTGGGTAAAAAATTAGTTAATGGTAATATTGTTATTATCAGAGGGGTTGTTACTAATGGTTTAGATGCCAATGGAGCAAATGCATTTACAATTCAAGGAAATATTTCTGGAGCTTCAAATTTAGTTGTTTCTACTGTTTCTTCATCAATTGGTGGAGATGTTGCTGAATCAATCGAATCAATAAAGTTTTTTGCACCATTAGGTTATTCAGCGCAGAATAGAGCAGTAACTGCTTATGATTATAAAACAATTGTTCCAAAGGTTTATCCAAATGCTCAATCAGTTCAGGTTTGGGGTGGAGAGGAAAATGATCCACCAAGATATGGATCTGTTTTCATAGGTGTGAAACCATACAGCGGAATATCTTTAACTGAATCTCAAAAACAAGTTATTGTTGATAAAATAAAAAAGTACACAGTGTTGTCAACAACACCAGTTATAGTAAATCCAGAAATTGTTTCAGTTATTTTAAATGTTGTATTTAGATATAATGAAAATATGACAAATAAAACATCCTCTGAATTAATTTCTATGGTGAATACAAATATTTTAGATTATGCTTTGAATGACTTAGAAAAATTTAATAGAATGTATAGACATTCTGAGCTGTTGAAGATAATTGACAATACACATACATCAATTTTATCTAGTATAGTTAGAACGAATATTTCAGCTTCATTTACTCCATCTTTATCCTCTAGTCAACAGTATATGATAAAGTTTAAAAATGCAATATATCATCCACATACAGGACACGAGACAGTTATAAAAACAACAGCGTTTAAAATTTCTGGATCAGAATTGGAACATTTTTTAGATGATGATGGGAATGGAAATATCAGATTGTATTATCAAGTTGGAACAACTAAAACTTATGTGAACAATATACTGGGTACTATAGATTATGCAAACGGATTATTGACTTTAAATAATTTAAATATTACGTCTACAACAAACGTAGATGGCACCATAAGAATTTTTACAATTTCTAATTCCAATGAT